ACTTACTAGAGGAATAGATTCTACTATTCAAGTCACTCACTCTGTTGGAACAATCGCTTATAAGTATGAATTAAATGGAATTTCTCTAAGAAGAATCAATAAAAATCATGATTTGCAAGATGTAACTATAAATCCAGAAGAAGGAAGAATTGGTTTAGATCACTATTATGTTAAAATTGATACTTCATCTAATGGAAGAGATAGATCTGAAGATGATGGTGTAGTTCCAGCATTGAAATTTAATGAAACGAAGTCTGTTGGTGGGGATATTGTAAGAGCTTCTAATAATATTCAATTTGAAATTATGAAACCAATTATTCAAACTCTTGTATTACCATCTACTCAAATTATTCCTAGAGTTAGAACAGTATCTGCAACGAGTATTAGTGGAAATGAGGTTTCATTCTTAGATAATGGTTATCAATCAATTTCTCTACAACAGAATAATTATTTTGATTCTCCAAGAATGATAGCATCTAGAGTAACTGAATCTGGAAAATTAGTTAATCTTCCTGGAAATAAATCTTTTGAAATCGAATTAACTCTAAGAACCCAAGACGCATATCTATCTCCAGTTATCGATTTAGATAGAATTGGTGCAGTGTTCATTTCAAATAGAGTAAATAGTGTGATAACTGATTATATTAATGATTCTAGAGTTTCTACATTAAAAGATGATCCAACTGCATTTGTATATGCAACTAAACCAATTGAATTAGAAATTCCTGCAATTTCTATAAAGTCTATTGTGTCTGCTTATGTAAACCAGAATAGTGATGTTAGAGCATTCTTCGCTGTGACTAATGATCCAACAAACCTAACAAATATGGTTTACTATCCTTTCCCAGGATATACAAACAGAATTGAATCTGGTGAGATTATTGATATTAGTGATAATGATGGAACTCCAGATTCAAAGGTTCCTAAAGTAAATAATTATGGATTTGGTTCCAATGACCTTGTATTCAGAGATTATGAATTTACTATTGATAATCTTTCACCATTCAAGTACTTTAGTATTAAATTAGTTGGAACATCAACAAATCAATGTTATCCACCAAGATTTAGAGATTTTAGAGTAGTTGCTTACACTTAATATGAAGATAAGGGTTAAAGATTCTCCTCATCTTTTTAGAGATGGGGAGACAAATGCAATAATTAGCACAGACAAAATGGAATATGAAAATTATTTGAAAGTTAAAAATGCCAAAGAAAAAGAAAAACAAAAATTATCGAATTTGGAATCAGAATTAGAATCTGTAAAAAATGATATTAGTGAAATAAAGAGTTTAATTTTAGGTCTATACAATAAGTAAAATAAATACTTAAAAAAGAATGCATCTTGGCACAACCATCAAGTAGACAAGAATTAGTTAATTATTGTAAAAGAAAACTTGGTGCTCCAGTTTTGGAAATTAACGTTGCCGATGAGCAAATTGATGATTTAGTAGATGATGCACTTCAATTTTTTTATGAACGCCATTTTGATGGCGTAGCACAAACTTATTTAAAATATAAAATAACTCAAGAAGATATTGATAGAGCAAGAGGTAATGTTGGAGTAGCAACTACTTCAACATCTACGACTATTTCTGGATATACTTTCAATTTCGACTATGAAGAAAATGGAAACTTTCTGAAAGTTCCTCCTTATGTTGTAGGTGTCAATAAAATCTATAAGCATGAAGGATCTAATTCCATTTCTAGTGGAATGTTCAGTTTAAAATATCAACTATTTCTCAATGATGTTTATTATTGGGGATCGGTTGATATTTTATCGTATTCTATGGTTAAAACATTTTTAGAAGATTTAGATTTTATATTAAATACGGATAAGCAAATAAGATTTAATAAAAGATCAGACAAACTATATTTGGACATAGATTGGGGATCTGTTACTGCAGGAAGTTATTTGATTATAGATTGTTTTAGGATGATGGATCCTTCCGAAAATACTAAAGTTTGGAATGATTCATTCTTAAAAATGTATTTAACTGCTTTAATTAAAAAGCAATGGGGACAAAATCTAATCAAATTCCAAGGAGTCAAACTTCCTGGTGGAATTGAATTGAATGGTAGACAAATATATGATGACGCTGAAAGAGAACTTTTAGATATTAAAGAAAGAATGTCATCTACTTATGAATTACCACCATTAGATATGATCGGGTAATAAAAAATGTTAAATCCATACTTTACTCAAGGAACTAATAATGAACAGGATCTTGTTCAGGATCTTGTTGATGAACAAATAAGAATGTATGGAATTGATGTTCATTACATTCCAAGATCATATCTAACTAAAAAAACAGTAATCAGAGAAGTAATTCAATCAAAGTATAGTAATGCTTTTCCAATAGAAGCATATGTATCAACTTACGATGGGTATGATGGTGCTGGAACTTTATTATCAAAATTTGGAATTCAAGAACAAGATGACTTAACTATTGTTATATCAAGAAGAAGATTTGAAGATTATCTACAACCTCTTTTAGAAAACGTCCAAAATGTAGAGTTAGCGACCAGACCAAAAGAAGGAGATTTAATTTATTTTCCACTAGGTGATAGAATTTTTGAAATAAAATATGTTGAACATGAAAGTCCATTTTTCCAGTTAAAGAAGAATTATGTTTATGAATTAAGGTGTGAATTGTATAGACTTGAAGCAAATGATGTTCTTGATACTGGAATAGATCAAATAGATGATAATATTGTAGAAGAGGGTTATATTCAAACTCTCCAAATGGTTGGATTGGGTACTACAGCATCTGCAGTGACTACTATACTGTACGGTGGAGTAAGATTTGTAAATATCACAAATAGAGGTTCTGGATATAAAACAGCACCAACTGTCGCATTTTCTACTGCACCAACTGGAGGATTAACTGCAGTAGGAATAGCATCAATGCTTGGTGGAATTGTAGATTTTTGCGAAACTGATCAAGCAAGTTTAAGAGTTCAATCTGTAGAAATAATAAATCCTGGTATCGGATATACAGTTCCACCAATGATTTCGTTTATTGGTGGTGGAGGTGCTGGAGCAGCAGCAACTGCAATTATTGGTGATGGTATTGTCGGAATTATTACACTGACAAATCAAGGAAGTGGATACTTAGAACCACCAACAATTACATTTAGTTCTCCTACAGGAACTGGAATAACTGCTAGCGCAATATCAAAAATCAATTCTTCTGGAATTGTTACTTCTATCAATATAATTAATGCTGGATTAGGATATACTCAACCACCAACAATAACTATAAGTGCTCCAAACATCATAACAGGAATTGGAACTTATGTATTTAATGAAATAGTTATTGGTAGCGAAAGTAATACTGAAGCAAGAGTTAGATCTTGGAATTCTACTACAAAAATACTTGAAGTCGCTTCAATTAATGGTAGATTTATTAAAGGTGAACTTTTAGTAGGACAAACTTCAAATGCATCCTACGCTTTAAATATAATAAATACTGATAATCTTTCCGACCCAAATGATCTGACAAATATTAGAGATAAATTTGCATCTAATAATGAAATTCAGATCGAATCTAATAAAATACTAGATTTTAGTGAATCTAATCCTTTCGGAAATCCATAAAATAGGGGACAAATATGTTTGAATATTTTTATCACGAAATATTGAGAAAAACCATTATTGGTTTTGGAACTTTATTTAACAATATTGAAGTAAGATCCAAAGACAATAGTGGAGATACTTTTTCTATAGTAAAAGTTCCTTTGGCTTATGGTCCATCACAAAAATTTCTTGCAAGATTAGAGCAACAACCAGATTTAAATAATCCATTTCAAATCACTTTACCAAGAATGTCATTTGAATTTGTTGGATTATCATATGATACTTCAAGAAAATTAAATCAAACACAAACTTTTTTAGCAAAATCCAGTTCTGATTCTGAAATTAAAAAAGTCTACATGCCTGTTCCATATAATATGGATTTTGAACTGAATATAATGACAAAAATAAATGATGATATGCTACAAATAGTAGAACAAATTTTACCTTATTTTCAACCAGCATTTACTATTACTGTTAATTTGTTAGATACTCTTGGAGAAAATAAAGATATTCCAATCGTATTAAATTCAATCACTATGAATGATGATTATGAAGGTAATTTTCAAACTAGAAGATCTTTAATCTATACACTAAGATTTACTGCAAAAACTTTCTTATTTGGCCCTGCATCTTCTGGTGTTGGAAAGGACATTATCAAAAAAGTTTCTGTTGGTTATATATCTGGAGATTCAAAATCAACTTCAAGAGATCTTACATATTCTGTTGAACCTATTGCTACTAAAAATTATACAGGTCAAGTAACAACTATTTTAAGATCTGATGTACTAACAACAGATTCTTCTATTGTTGTTAATGATTCTTCTAATATTAGTATTGGAGATAAATTTACTATCAATTTAGAAACCTTAAAAGCACTAAAGATAGATGGAGATACTATTTTAGTTGAAAGAGGAACATACGGTACTTCAATAACTAATCATGTTTCTGGATCAGAATTAAAATTAATTACAAGTCAAGATAATAATTTAATTCAGTTGGGAGATGATTTTGGATTTAGTGGTAGTTTTGAGTGAGTAAAATAACATGTCAGATAAATTTGAAAGTTTAAACGATGTTTTTGAAGTTTCTGGAGAAATTGTATCCTCAGAGATAGAAAAGAATAATAGTATAGAATCAATTCCAATAGAAACTTCTAATACTCAAAAAGAAATATCCGATATAAAAAAAGATTATGAATATACTAGAGGAAACCTTTATTCTATTATAGAAAAGGGACAAGAAGCAATTAATGGAATTCTTGAACTTGCACAAGAAACTGAAATGCCTAGAGCATATGAAGTAGCAGGTCAATTAATAAAAAATGTTTCTGATGCTGCTGATAAGTTAATG